CGGCATACGAGATGTAGAGAGGTCTCGTGGGCTCGGAGGATGTGTATAAGAGACAGCATAAAGCGTGCGTTCATCCGTAACGTTGCACTCACGCCTACCCCGGTCCATCCAGGCACGTTTGTTGACTTCGCGAAGTCGCTATCGGCAGGGTCGGTCGTGGCATATCAGCCTATCGACACGCGCAGACAAGCGGTCTTAGGGTGGAGTCAAGATGTATTAGACATTGCCAATGGGCGAGTCCTCGTAAAGTCTCACAATCCGTATTTCCGCAGGGACGGACTTATGAAACGAGACCGACACCTCGATTATTTTCGGGATGTCTATGGCATGTCGGAATCTCAGGCTGCATGGTGTGCATGGTATGCGGCGACGCGGGAGTCTGTGCTTGTAAAGAGCCTGCAACAGTTGCATCAAGGGCTTACAGAACGGTCGCGTGGTCATCCGCTCGATGTGATCCAAGCACATCTACGAGACTACAAGGCGACGCACCCCGATTGCCCGCATGTTACCGAGGATGGGAGAATCAAGGGTGGACTACGAACGGCAGCACGCCACTTCTATGGGTGCGAACACCGAAGTGGTGCAGAAGTGAATGCGATCCTTGCGCTGATGCGCGAAGGATACTGAAGGAGGAGAAGGCATGGCAAAGCGCAATCGCATGTTGACTGACTTTGACCGACTGGTTCAGAGCCAGTTGCGTAAGTCGGTCGTGGTAGCTCCAAAAGATCCGAACGGCGGAGCAAAACTCCCGCGTCGGCAATCGGACGCTGCCGCACGGAAAGTAAACGGGAAGATCCAGTACCCTGCCATTTTCGATAGGGAGGCGCAGCATTCCAACGATCAGTTGGACGACTGGGAAGCGGCAACACAAATCACCACGCAGTCTCCAGAGGATTTCGTGAACGACGACGACGATGCTCCAGAAGACTACGATGCCCAGCAATGGGAGGACAACCGCGAAGGCGAAGATGGAGTGCCTGGGGTGTATGATCCCTACACCGATGACGACGATCTGGATGACGAAGACTTAGAGTCGTTGAACCTTCCGGACGATGACGATGAGTACGTCACCGTGAAGCGTCACAAGCGTCGCAAGGTACGCAAATCGAATGCAGCGGCCCGTGGAGACATGGACGAGGACTTTGTGGACTTGTCCGACGATGACGACGATGATGAGGAATTTGACGACGACGACGACGAAGGAGACCGCAAGAAACGCAAACTCAACAAGTCTCGTCGTGTTCGCAAGTCTCGCGCAGACGATGAACCAGAAGACGACGATGCAGACGATGAGGAAGATGACGAGGAAGACTTGAAGATGGTGGAGAAATCCCAACGCCGCCGCCGTCAAGTTCGGAAAGCATTGGGGGCCGATGCGATGAAATATGTAGATGGCAATGCGTTTATCAAGTCGTTGACGGATGCAGTATTCGACATGCAAGACCATCTTGTCGCCGAAGTGCGCAGCCTTCGCTTGGAGAACGCAAAACTCCGGAAGCTCGTGCAACGCGAGAATCGCCAGATGGCCAAGGCACTCGTTGCCTCTCAAATGCAGATCGCGGGAGTAGAGCCCACGCCTGCACCGTCCGTTCAGAATGCGGCACCGATGCGTAAGTCGGTGGGCGCGTATGGCGCACCTGTGCGTACCACCTCCGTTGCGCCGCGCACCATGGACCTCACGAAAGCTTTTGATGTGTTGGAAGAAGCCTATGTTAACGGCGGCGACCCGGTGCTCTCTCGCGACATTACCATGTTGGAGAACGATGGTCTGGCGGCTGTGCAATTTCTGAGCCGCACGGCGCAGGATACCTTGCAAAAAGCAAACCTTCTCTAACTACGTAATTTCTTCACAACCATGCAGTTTTTCAGTCGTCCTCGGACGGCTTTTTTTGATCCCTGAAAAAGGCGGTGGGTATATTGGCAGTTCGCGAACGCGAAGTAATGGAGATCAGCAAGTCGTTGCAAATGGACTCTGGCGGCATGCTGTCTGGTACGTACATGGGCGGCAATCTCAGCAACACAACCTACGAGAGGCTCCAAAAAGCCCTCGTCGCCTCTCCTTCCACACCTGGAGGCCCTGGAGATGGTAGTTCACTCATCCCGCAATCGCTGGCACGCACGCTGAAAAATGTGTCCTTCAAGATGCAGAACATCAAGCTCTGGCGCAACATCGCAAAACAAGAAGCCTATGCGATGACGGAAGAATACGACCAGTTGCTTGATTACGGCACACAAGGCGGCGTCTTTACCAATGCGATGAATACGCCAGCCGGAAACGACTCGACGTTCAATCGAGTCCAAGTGCCGATGAAATATCTCGCGACGGCCTATGCAACCGACATCGCCATCATGTCAACAGAAGTCATCGGCCTGTCGGCAGAAGCCCTTCAGATCAACAACGCCACGCGGTATCTGTTGCGCGGAGTGGAGCGCAATTTGTTCTACGGCGACTCTTCCCTCCTTCCGTCTGCGTTTGACGGTGTGAAACGCATCATTGAAGGATTCGCACAGACCAACGGCTTTACAAACATTGTGATCGATGCGGGTGCACAACCCGTCACACCAGACTTGTTGGAGAATGCAGCCCAAGCCATCCAAGACAATGCGGGCGAAGTTTCCGCAGGTCGTCACAGCGTCTACATGGCACCTGCCGTTCAGTCGTATTGGAGCAAAATGTATGCGCCCGCCCAGCGCTATGGCATCGATCAAGTTGCACTGATGCGCGAAGGGTCGCTCAATGTTGGTGTGCCGGTAGGTGGATACAATTCCACGTATGGATTCTTGCCGTTTGTCAACGACATCTTCTTGAACTTGGATCGCCCTGTGAATGTGGCTATTCAAAATGCACCGTCCATTCCGTCGGGACTGACTGCTACGCTGAACACCACAAGCACCGAAGACCCGAACATCGCAACGTCGATGTGGCAGACCCCAACGAATGCTTCTCAGTATGGCATCGGCTACAATGGCGGACCCGTGACATACCAAGTGGCAGCGGTCAATTCCTATGGCCCCTCGCAAAATTCCGCTTCGACCACCACGGTAACGGTAGGCGCGAACGAGTCGGTCACGATTACGTGGAATCGCGTAACGGGCACGAATGGAGCCAATTATTATCAGATCTATCGGAGCATGAATGGCGGTCCGATGTTGCCACTCACTCGCGTAGTCGATAGCGGAAGCGGAACCACGCAGTCGTTTACCGACGAGAACACCACGGTCGCTGGCACGTTTGATGTCTTTGTACTCAACCACGATCCAGAAGAGGGCGTTGTATTCAAACAACTGTTGCCTTTCTTCAAGTGGCCGCTCCCAATCCCAACGCTGGCACGCTATTTTGCAGTCGCACTCATCGGCGCACCTCTGGTCTACGTCCCTTCGCGCTGCGTGCTCATCAAAAACGTCCAAGTTCCGAACGCGCTGATCGCTCCCGTCGAATTGACCTAAAAGGAGAGGTTGGCCAATGAGTTGGACGATCCAGAACAACTCGACGGCGAGTATTAACGTGACCGACATCCCCATTCCGCAAGAGTTGCTGCCATACACGAGCGCACAATTTGCTCCGTCGGACGTGTTGACGAGCCGCATCCTCGGGGAGAACCTCGGGAACGGCTCGTTGTGCGTCACGAATTTCGGGACATTCGGCACCGCAGATGGGGTCTTCTACCCGCTCACGTATCCTCTGTTACCGATGGGAGCCATCAGCACAAATGGAGGTTCGGCACCCGTCACGATGGGGGTCTTCCAAGAAGGCACACTCATGGCGAATGTCCTGAGCGTATCCAGTGGCGGGTCGCTCACGTTGGCGTGGGAGGACTACGATGGCACCACCTACTATCCTGTGGGCACCGTGGGAACGATTGATTCTGCGGGGGCGCAGGTATTTGCGCTGTCGGAGTATGGCACCGCAGGGCGCTTGACATGGATGGTCTCTGGGTCGGTACAATGTTCGCTGTCGCTCCAAGTGAGGTGAAGACATGATCAGAGTACACGCGCCGAATCAAGCGAAATTGAAGAGGCTTCGACTATCCGAACATGAACTCGTGTTCGACGCGCTCGGATGGGCGAATGCTGACCATTTGACACCCGACGAGTTGAACAGGCTTCGCAAGTTTCACTTTCTCATCGAAACTCTGGAGGAACCAGAGGATGAAATCGTGATGTTATCCGAAGAAGCAGACGAAGAGGCGGAGCAGGTCGAGGAAGAACCCGAGACGGCACCACTCTTTGCAGGAACGCCTACCAAATCGAAGCGATCCAACGCCACAAAAAAACGAGGTGAGTAAGTTTGCCACTCTATCAACAACCGAGCTATAAAGACCGATTCTCTTCCCTGTATCCGCAGACGAAGCCTGGGGTGCAAGGCGACCTGATCATGGACATGACGCTCCCAGTCGGTGGCGTGCAGTTTCAGAACCAGTTGAACACCACGGGGTCTGGAACCACGAGCGCGACCGCAGGAGACGTCACCGCCATCGCGCATGGCCTTGGGTTTAAGCCGAATTTTGTCACCCTCACCCCGACGAGTAGCGGGAACGTCTATCTGCAAGCAAGCACGCCTTTTGACGCCACCAACATCTATGTCATTGGTTCTGCTGCGTCTTTGACGTTCCTCTGGAAGGCAGAGTGATGCCGCATGGGTCAGTCGTTTACTTATCCGGTCGATGAGCTCAGCAAGATTCAATGGGACTGGGTACCGCGTGAACAAGATGTAAACGGAGGCGGCCAGCAAGGCGGCCGACTCGTGATGCTTACTTACGGGGAGTCGGTGCTATTTGACGGATTAGCCATCGCAGATACCACCGCGCATATGTCCATCGCACCGAGCGGAACCAATCCTTCAGGAACGCCTTACGATCAAGTCTACGCTGTTTGTAAGACCGCTCTGGTGGTGTCCACTCTCAACGAATCGGTCAGTTTACAGCCGATGTGGAGTCGAGATCGGGTGAATTGGTATGCATTCGGGAGCGCCACGACTGTGGCGGCATCGAGCGGCACCGCACAATCTACGGCTATTGCACTCTCCACGGCAACGCAATACATCCCCTATGTCGGGCTACAAGCGACGTGTGCCACCGCTCCCACGAGCGGAACACTCAGCGCATGGCTTGAACGGTTAGGATAAGGAGGTGTTATAATGTCGGAAGTTGTTTTGCAACAGTTTGGCGGTGACTCTACCGTGGGGGCGGTATCCGCAGAATTCCCATTCGCCAACCCATCCGTAGCAGCGTTGGAGAACTTGCTATCCACGCAACAGTTTGCTGCGGGGTCTGGTAGCATCTCGGTCGCTGCGACAGGTACTCAGACCGCGACCGTGACCTATGCAACCGCATTCCCCACTTCTTCGGATGTCATCTTACCATCTATCGGTAACCTGGGCGGGGCAGTCCTATCGGGAGGAGTTTCCTTCTCGAATGCGACGGTATCCGGATTCACGTTGAATATTGACGTTGCGACGGCTGGCACTGGGGATGCGACCTTCACTTATCTCGCCATCGGTCACTAGTTAAGGGAGGTGGCAGCAATGCCAGCAGAAGGCATGCGCACCTTTTCATCGTTTCAGCCTGCGTATCGTGGCGATCAACAGTTCGTCAACGGCAATCCGATTTCGGAACGCCTTACGCCTGAGTTTGTTATCACGCACTATCTCGCAGGACTGCCGCTCATTGGGACGGCAGTCCCTGCACAACTAGAAGCCATCGTGCAACAACGCATCGATGCAGCGATTGGTGAGTTCGAGACGAAGTTGGACAGTTTTGTTGTGCCACGCGTCATTATCGCATGCGTCATCAATCAGACTCCGCAGATCATCACGTCGCTTGACACCAACGAGAATCCGTTTGGGTACGTGAAAGGTCGCCCCGCCATCGCAGGACAGGATTACGACATGCTCGAAGTCCCCTACGATTACACCGCGAGACGATTTGAGAAGTGGTCAACGATGAAGGCGAGACATAAGCCCATCATCAGCATCTCCAACATCCTTTACGCATTGCCTCCGAACTTCGGCATCTTGGCCGTTCCTCCACCGTGGATCACAGCCGACCCGAACAGTGGCATCGTTCGCATTGTTCCCGTCGAAGGAGCCATGGCAGTCATGAGCCCTGGTGCAGGCATGTGGCTCCCGTTTTTCACGATGGGGCAAATGAACCACGTGCCGCAGTTCACGCAGATGACCTACACCGCAGGCATCAGCCCAGTTCCCGATGACGTGTTGGATGCCATCGCGCAATTGGCAGCCGCCAAAGTGTTGGAGACGTACAGCCTCGCCTATTACCCTGGAGTTCAGAGCTTCACCAATGCTGCGGATGGATTCAACCAATCCGTCAATCTTCGCAGGGGCGGACCGTTCGCAGATGTCATTGCGATGTATCGTGCAAATGCGGACGGGTATCTAAAAGCGTGGCGGAGTGCCCACAATGGACTCGGTATCGCGCAGTTGGGCAGGTGATCGACGTGCAGTACCCCAACATCGCACCGCCGCCCGTTCCTTGGCTCTATCAGCCGCTATGGCAGTCGCAAGCGGCAGGGGGATTTGGTTATCAGGCGAAAGTCTACAAGTCCGTACTTTGCCCATGCGGGAACTCTCCAGGGAGTCCGAACAACATCAACTGCGCCGCATGTGGTGGGTACGGGATATTGTACCCAGAACCAGCGCTAGAGACCACCGTGCTCATACCCAGCATCGATCAGAATTTAGAACTGATGCAGTACGGACTCATGGAGCAGGGGGATATGGTCGTGTCTCCCATGCCTGGCACACTCCATTTCGACGATTTCGATTTGGTGATCATGCCGTTTCTGCCGGGCGTTCCTACCTTCAGCGAGACGTTTCAGCGGGGTTCCGGGGATACAGACCAATCCGCTTACCGCATGGTCAATGTGGAAGGTGCGTGGACGGTCGATCCAGTCACCGGAATCAGCACGAAATTCACGCCCAACCAAGACTTCACGTTCTCAGGGAAGACGATCACGTGGATAGGAGAACAGCCAGCGCCTGGTCAGCTTTACAGCATCCGCTATGGCGCGCTATTCGAGTGGGTATCGTTCAACCCGGCGAGCCCTAGATATGCGTTCGGTCAGGATTTAGGGCAGAAGGCGGTACTCCGCAAGCGACACATTGTATTGCCGAACGCCCCGAACTTGATAGAGGGGTGAGGCAGAGTGCTGGAGATTCGCGTTCAGGTCATCCCTCCACTTTCGGAAGTGAACTACAAGAAGATTGGTCAAGCCGTGCATGAAGCAGGAGAAATGGTGGAACAGGTCATGAAAGCCGCACTCAGCGGCAAGTTGGTTCCAGGGATGACCCGTCCCGTATCGGATGCGAAGCTTGCCAATGGCGTCACTCGAAACGACTTAGGGCTGTTTGAGTTTTCTGTGAAGGCTCCCGATGGAATATCCAGCGTGGAAAACGAGAAGCAACCGTGGGACATGAAGCCTGGGTTGGTTAACGGACCGCGTTCTCGGGCACTAAAAGACGGCACCGGGAGATACAACATCATTCCGTTCAAGCACGAAGCGAACGATCTTCCCGAAGCGGTTGCAGAGTTAGCATCTGCACTGACCATCTCTCAGATACTCGGAACGTACATGGACGATGAGAAAAAAGTGCGAAACGTGTACTGGTGGGGAGGCAGCACAGGCGATACGTCTGCGTGGATGCCGATTGAGACAAAGCCTCAGATGGGAGGCATGAGCCGACCTTACACGCACAAGGCGAGCAAGGGGAGCAACATGTACAGTTTCCCCAGTGGGTATGTCACGTTCCGCACGGTGTCGTCGCATTCGCCCCAAGAGTCGTGGTGGCATCCGGGATACGCAGAAAATCCCATCGTGGAGAGCATCGAGAAGTTTGTGCGTCCAATGGTCGAAGCGCACATTGCGGCTGCTTGGATAGAGGAGTTGGATCGTTGGTGATAAGCCTCGGAGATAAAGCAGTAGCGAACGTGCTAAATGATGCGATCACTTTGTTCCGCGAAAACTTAGGATACTTTGTTCCCACCATTTACGGGCTGGAAACCACCGCGAATCAGCAGGAAATCGTCGCGTGGTGGAGTAACCCAAAGAATCAAGTTGCGGCGCAAATTGGGTTTTCACGCAATCCAGTTCTCGGTCTGCAATACGCGGTGACCACCGGGAACGAGTCGCAGATTGCAAACCGGCGTTTCGTCGGCAACTACATTTCGCAGGCATCCGGCGCACTACAATACACC